CCCGCATTGTCACGCGCAGATTTTTTGGATCAAGATAGGGGTTGTAACACAATGCGAACGCCCAGAAAAAGGGAACTGGCTATTGAGCGATCTCGGGCGCAAGCGCGGTTGATTGTGAAGGCTGACATTCAACCTGGCCAGATGTCACCGCTCAACTATTTGCTGATGGTGATCAACGATTCAACCGCAGACTCAGACCGGCGTGACCGGCTGGCGATTGCTGCGGCACCCTACTGTCACCCACGACTGACGGACGCTCGTCGACCAAGCAAAAAGGATCGGCAAAACAAAGAGGCGGCGGCGGCCGGTGCGGGCACGCCATGGGTCGATGACCTGGAGTCTGAAATTAGGGCCAACTGATGCTGAGCTTTGTTCCGGTCCCTGACGACCCGCCGGCAATGCCGGTTGTTTCCGATGTTCCCGAGCCATCGCGGGGCGAGGACTGGGACACGAGTTGCCGGGACTGGGAGGAGCGGATCCTAGACGGCCGCTCGCTGGTGCCGGATCTGCCGCTGTATGAGGCCGAGGCGGCGAAGGCGCTGCGGGTATTCAAGCGGCTGCGGGTGCCGGATATGATTGGTACTCCCACGCTGGATGAGGTTTGCGCGCCATGGTTCCTGTCCATCGTGGCCGCGCTGTTCGGATCGTATGAATGGGACACCAACAGTCGGCACATCAGCGAATATTTTCTATTAATTCCGAAAGGCAACGGAAAAAGTTCTCTTGGCGGAGCGGTGATGCTGACGGCGATCATCGTCAACCGGCGGCCGGAGTCAGAATATCTTTTCGTGGCTCCCACAATGGAGATTGCGGCAATCGCCTATAAGCAGGCTAAGGGGACGATCCGCCTAGATACTGAGCTATCAAAACTTTTTCACGTGCAAGACCACATCCGGCGCATTACACACCGCCGCACGGGCGCAACGCTACAAATTAAGGCGGCCGACACCGACGTCATTACGGGCTCAAAATGCACCGGCACGATGATCGATGAAACCCATCAATTTGCACGCAAAAGCAATGCGGCGGAGATATTCGTCGAGCTCCGCGGCGCGCTGACCAAGCGGCCGGACGGGTTTCTGTTTCAGACCACGACGCAGAGCAAGCAGACGCCGAGCGGTGTGTTTGCGTCGGAGTTGGCGATGGCGCGCTCGGTGCGCGACGGCAAGATGCGGATGCCAATGCTACCCGTGTTATACGAACTGCCCGATCGGTTGGCGCGCGACGGCGGATGGCGCGATCGCCGGTACTGGCCGCTGGTCAACCCGAATTTGGGGAGGTCGACCAACGAGGACTTCCTCGCGCGCGAGATCGTTCGCGCCGAGGCTGACGGGCCGGCAGCGGTCGCCTTGATCGCGAGCCAACATTTCAACGTCCAAATCGGGATGAGTCTGCGTGCCGATGGTTGGGCTGGTGCAAATTATTGGTCCCGCGGTTTCGAGGAGGGGCTATCGCTTGATGGCGTGCTGGCGCGCTCGGAGGCGGTGGTCGTCGGCATCGACGGTGGCGGGCTTGACGACCTGCTCGGCATTGCCGTGGTCGGACGCGAGAAGGATACGAAGACGCACCTGGCGTGGACGCATGCACTGATTTCGCCGGAAGGGCTCGAGCGGCGAAAAGCTAATACCGGGTTTTATGAAAGGTTTCAGGCCGACGGCGACTTAACCGTGGTCGAGGAATTGCCGGATGACATTTCCTACGTCACCGACATTGTCGAGAAGGTGAAAGAAACAAAGAAGCTGGCGGGTGTCGGCGTGGACGCGATCGGGATCGGCGGCATTGTCGATGCCCTCGCAAAAATCGGCGTCACGCAGGAAAACAAGCTGCTCGCCGGCGTCAGGCAAGGTCTCTCGTTGATGGGCAGCATCAAGACCGTCGAGCGCAAGCTCGTCGACGGCAGTTTCAAGCACGGCGGCCAGGCGCTGATGACGTGGTGCGCCGGCAATGCGCGCATCGTGCCGACGCCGACCGGGATGCGGATCGCGCGCGACGATTCGGGTTATGGCAAGATTGACCCGCTCATGTCACTTTTTAACGCAGTCGCGCTACTCGCACTCAATCCCGAACCGCAAAAGCGACCCGAGGTTCGGCTGTTTTTCGCCTGAAAATCAGAATGCAGTGATAGCACGCTCCGAAACCGGAAAATCAGGGTTTCCTTATCAGTTGGCACCAGACGGATCGGTGAGGGTGGAATTCCTTGATCCGAAGGCGGCTGATGGCAAGCTCGTTTATGAATTGTCGCCGAAACAATGGGAAGAATTTCAAAAGCGATTGCGCATAACAGGCTGCGCATCATTTCCACTGCAGCAGAAACAAAGCGGCAACGTATTCTACTGAAGGACTAACTCCCATGTTGAACCGAGCCTATTCCCTCCTTGAAATAAAGGGGGTCGACGAGGACGCGCGCGTCATCACCGGCATGGCATCGACGCCGACGCCGGACCGGCTCGAGGATGTGGTCGAACCGACCGGGGCGCAGTTCAAGCTGCCGATGCCGCTTTTGTTTCACCATGACTCGGAGCAGCCGATCGGTCACGTCATCAAGGCCAAGGTCGGCAAAGCCGGCATCGAGATTGTCGCCAAGCTCGCACAACTTGCCGAGCCCGGCCGTCTCAAGGATCGCCTCGACGAGGCCTGGCAGTCGTTAAAGCTGGGTCTCGTGTCCGGCCTCTCGATCGGATTCAAGCCGATCGAGTTTTCGTTCATCGAAGAGACCAAGGGCATCCGCTTCACGCGCTGGGACTGGCTCGAGCTGTCCGCCGTGACGATCCCGGCGAACCAGGAAGCCACCATCGCGACCATCAAATCGATCGACACTGCGCAGCGGGCCGCGTCCGGCCAAGCAAAGCCGCGTCGTGTTGTTCATCTCAACCCACCCGGCGCCTCGGGATCATCGCAACCGAAGTCTGCTGCCCAGGAGGGCGCCATGAAAACCATTGCCGAACAAATTACCGCGCTTGAAGCCAAACGTGCCGCGAGCGCGGCGCGCATGGAAGCCGTGATGCAGAAGAGTCTCGACGAGGACCGCACTTCGGATGCGGGCGAGCAGGACGAGTTTGATACGCTCGCCGGCGAGGTCGAGGCGCTCGACAGGGATCTGGTGCGGCTGCGCAAGATCGAGCAGGCCAAGGCGTTTGCGGCCAAGGCGGTGACCAAAGTCGACACGCAGCACGATGGTGCGGCGACGCGCAGCGGCTCGATCATCGTCAAGGCACAGCCGACACTCGAACCCGGCATTGAACTGGCCCGGCGTGTGAAAGTCAAAATCATCCAGCGCGTAAGCAGCGAACGCGCCTCAGATGTTGCCGCGGCAATGTATGGCAGCGATAGCGAAGTTGCCGCGTTCTACAAGGCTGCCGTTCCCGCCGGCACGACACTCTCGGGCAACTGGGCCGCTAACCTTATCGGTGCAGAAACCGGCGGTGCGGCAGTCGCGGCGTTTTTGGAATATTTGCGACCGAGGACGATCCTGGGACGCTTTGGCACTGGTGGCGTTCCAGCTTTGACTTCGGTGCCGTTCCGCGTTCCGATCGTTACACAGACCGGTGCCGGCGCCGGCTACTGGGTCGGCGAAGCGAAAGCCAAGCCTCTCACCTCGTTTGCCTTCACGCGAACCACGCTTGCACCCTTGAAGGTCGCGAACATCTGTGTGCTGAGCATGGAAAACATCCGGTTCAGCGATCCGAAGTCGGATGCTATCGTGCGCAATCAATTGGCGGAAGCATTGCGGGCGAGGCTCGACACCGACTTTATCACTCCGTCAAAGACCGCAGTGACGAATGTGTCGCCGGCCTCGATCACCAACGGTGCGGCAACAATCGTCTCATCGGGTGATGATTCCGATGCGATCCGGTTGGATATTCGCTCGCTGCTTGCCAAGTTCAATGCGGCGAATAATCCTCCTTCAAGTGGTGTGTTCATCATGACATCGGCCTGCGCTCAGGCACTGGCCATGATGGTCAATCCGCTCGGTCAGCAGGAATTCCCAACCATGGGTGCAACCGGCGGAACAGTCTACGGCATGCCGGTGATCGTCAGTGATTATGTCCCAAGTGCTCTTGTCGTGCTGGTCAATGCCACGGATGTCTTCCTGGCGGATGATGGTGATGTTTCCGTCGATACGAGCATGGAGGCTTCGCTCGAAATGTCGGATGCTCCAACGCACGATGCGAGTACGCCGACAGGTGCTTCCCTTGTAAGTCTTTGGCAGACCAACAGCGTCGGCGTCAAAGCCGAGCGTATCATCAACTGGATGCGCGGCCGGACGCAGTCGGTTGCGTATCTGACCAGCGCAGACTGGGGCGGACCCGTCCACACCGCCTAACTTTCTCGCCACCTCGGGGGCGGGAATTCGTCCTCCCCGCCCGCCCCCGTTTTTCGGAGATGATACCGATGAAAATGCGCCCCTTGATGGCGATCAAGCCGCACAAGTACGGCACCCGGCACCTGACCGCCGGCGAGGAATACGAAGTGCCGGCGCGGCATGCGATCGCGCTGGTGGCAGGCAAGAAGGCGCGGTTTGCGGACAAAGTTGCGGCTCGCGCGCCGGCAGCGAAGCCCGAGGCCGAAGTGCCGACGCCGCAAACTGTTGAACCCGAGCTCGAGCCCGCCACCATCGAGGCAACGCTCGATGATCTGCGGCTGCAGGCCACACAGTCGGGCATCGATGTCGATCGTCGTTGGGGCGTGGCGCGGCTGCAGCACGAAATCGCACAGGCACAACGCTGATGCGGATCTTCGGCCTGCCGATTCCTTTTACCGGCGAGAAGCGCAAGGCGCTCAACTCCGTGCCGGAAGGCCGCGGCGGCTGGTATCCGATCATCCGCGAGCCGTTCACCGGCGCCTGGCAGCGCAACCTCGAAATCAACGTCGACACTGCGTCAAGTTTTCACGCCGACTTCGCCTGCAAGACACTGATCGCCCGCGATATCGCCAAACTGCGGGTCAAGCTGGTCGAGAAGGACAAAAACGATATCTGGTCTGAGACGACAAACCCGGCGTTCAGCCCGGTGCTGCGGCGGCCGAACGATTATCAGACCCGCAATCAATTTTGGGAAAGCTGGGTGCTGTCGAAGTTGTCGCGCGGCAATACCTATGTGCTCAAGGTGCGCGACAATCGCATGGTGGTGACCGCGCTGCACGTGCTCGACCCGACGCGGGTGCAGCCGCTGGTCGCCGACGACGGCAGCGTGTTCTATCGTTTGAGCAGCGATAACCTGGCCAACATCGACGACATGGTCGTGCCGGCGCGCGAGATCATCCACGATCGCTTCAACTGCTTGTTTCATCCGCTGGTCGGGACGCCGCCAGTGTTTGCCTCTGGACTATCCTCGATGCTCGGCATCAATGCGCAAAAGACCTCGGCGCTGCTGTTCGAGAATGCTTCGGTGCCGGGTGGCCTGCTCACCGCGCCAGGTGAGATCAGCGATGTCGAGGAAAAACGCATCAAGGAGGAATGGGAGCTTCGCTTCTCGCGGGTCAATCTCGGTCGCGTTGCCGTCCTAAGCGGCGGCATGAAATACGAAAAGATGTCGATCACCAACGTCGAAGCGCAGATGATCGAGCAACTGAAATGGTCGGCCGAGGTGGTCTGCTCGGTCTACCACGTCCCGCCATACAAGGTCGGCGTCGGCGTGTTGCCGACATACAACAACATCCAATCTCTGAACGTTGAGTACTACTCTCAAGCGCTGCAGTCGCACATCGAGGAAATGGAGGAACTGCTCGACGCGGCACTCAGCATCGGCATCGGCGAGAGCCTCGGCACCGAGTTCGACACCGAGAACCTGCTGCGCATGGATACCGTGACCCAGGTCACCGCCATCCGTGATGCGGTCGGCGCCGGTGTGATGTCGCCGAACGAGGGCCGCGCCAAGTTCGATCTCAAGCCGGTCGTAGGTGGTGATGCATGCTATCTGCAGCAACAGAATTATTCCACAGAAGCGCTGGCCAAGCGCGACGCGCAGGCCGATCCGTTCGCGCCGGCAACGCCACCAGCACCGCCTCCGCAGCCCGCGCCGACCGAACCTGCTCCCGCCAAGGTGCTTGCGCTCGGAGAGCGATTTGATCGGGCGCTGCGGGCCGTGGATCGCGAGGCCGCATGATGGACGACAACGAGATCACCGAACTCGCGAAGGGCATGGTGCCGTTCGTGCGCGATTGCGTCGCCGAGGCATTTACCAAGGCCGTACTGCCGCCCGAGCTCGCCGAACAGATCGCGAGCGCAATCCGTTTGCTGCATGAATCGCCGCAGCTCGAGCAACGAGAGCCCGGCAACTCGTAAATGTCGCAGCAGATTATCAACATCGACGAACTGCCGCCCAACGATGAGATCCGGATCTCGTTCGACAAGTGTAATAAAAATTTCACCGAACTGTACGAGGACGTCGACGAGCTAAACGGTCGCATCGATCGCATTCGGATTCCAGCCGGCGGCGGTAGAGGCGGCGGCGGAAGTGGCAACGGAGACGGTGGGCAAGGCCCGCCGGGTCCGCCCGGACCACAAGGGCCACAAGGCGATCCTGGCCCAGCCGGTGAGACCGGATCAGCGGGGCCAAAGGGCGACACCGGCGACGTTGGACCGCAAGGCCCAACCGGTGACACCGGCGCGCAAGGATCGCCCGGCGCGACCGGTGCGCAAGGACCGCCCGGAATAGACGGAATACAGGGCCCACAAGGCGAGCCGGGCGCTTCGACCTCAGTCATTAAATATCGTTTTTCGACCACCACCTCGCCGCCGCCTGCTTCGGGATATCTGCGGCTGAACAATGCCAATCCAGCGCTGGCGACTGTAGTCTATTGCAGCAAAACGACCGATGTCGGCGGTGATGCGACACTCGTGTTCGGCATCACCCAGATTGATGATCAGCTTCTCATCCAGGACTTTAACGACAGCAGCATTCGGCACCTCTTTCGCGTTACTGCGCTGCCAATCGATCAGGGCACCTACACTGAGATCGCAGTTCTTTGGATCGAAGGTGCCGGCACGTTTGCCAACAATAACGTCATTTCGACTGGGTTCATGCGGCCGGGACAGGAGGGGCCGCCCGGCCCACAAGGCGATCCGGGTCCGGTCGGCCCTCCAGGCCCAGCCGGACCACAAGGCGATCCGGGAGCACAGGGATCGCCCGGTGCTCCTGGAGCGCAAGGACCAACCGGTGCAACCGGATCGGCGGGTTCGCCTGGTGCAACGGGTCCGCAAGGTCCGCCTGGCGCTGGCAGTCCATCACCACCGCAGGGGCGCCTGACCCTGCAGTCCGCCACGCCTGTGATGACCACGACGCAGTCGGCGAAGACAACGATTTATTACTCGCCTTATGTCGGCAGTGCATTGCCTCTCTACGACGGCGTTAACTTGGTAATGACCGCGTTTACTGAGTTGAGTGTCGCGACGACAGACACGACCAAAAACCCCGCCGCGATTGGTTCTGAGAAGGTCAACGACTGGTTCGTCTGGAATGATGCCGGAACGCTACGCCTCAGCCATTGCCCTGACTGGACGAGCGACACGACACCCAGTGGTACCGGTACACGTCCTGGGCTGGTGCGGGTCAACGGCATCTGGCTCAACAACGCCGCGATCACCAACGGCCCCGCCGCACAGCGCGGCACCTATGTCGGTACTACGAGAAGCGATAGTTCGGCACTTCTAAACTGGCAATTTGGCAGCGCTGCTTCCGGTGGTGGCCTGGGCATTCTCGGAGTGTGGAATGCCTATAACCGCGTCGATGTCGGAACGACCGTCACGGATAACGGAGCACAATATACGTATTCGGCGGCAACGACTCGTTACGCGCGAGCTTCTGGAAACAATTCGATCTATTTCGTGCTGGGGCTGGCCGAGGACAGCGTGTTTGCCTGTCATGTCTCCAGAGGTGGAACAACAGGTGCAGCGGCTGCCGTTACCCTTCATGGAATTGGATTAGATGTGGTTGATTTTAGCATTCAGTTTAATCAGGTATATGCATCCACCACATTTGTACAACTCATGTCCACTTCCAGTAGCGGCGTTTTCAATCCCGGCATAGGATTTCATTTCTTCGCAAGAGTTGAGCAGGGCGACGGAGCAAATGCCAACGGCTTCAACGGCGGTTCGACCGATTTTCTTGCTGCCAGACTGAGAATGTAGAGGTATCCAAAATGGATGCATCGACACTGCATACTGCTATCGTAGATGCCGGTTGTCCGACCATCAGTTGCACGGTAGTGGACCCGGTTGACCGTGCAACCTGGACCTTTATCCCGGAGGAAGGAAATACTCAGGCGCAAATCGATATCGGAAACAATGTCATTGCGACCATTCCGGCAGAGGTCAAATCGACGATCACGCCATCGGATTTTATCGCGCGCTGGACAAATGCCGAATATCTGGCGCTGGAGAAAAAACGCGCAGCCGACATTGCGGCTAACAAGGTGGGCAACGCCAAGAACTGGGACAATGTTACATCAGATGGCACGATCAACATGAATAAGAAAAAAGTGCAGACACTTAAATCGGACCTCGTGACCGATGGCATCCTGACGCAGGCGCGTGCGGATATAATTTTTTCATAGGGGGCGGCATGAGCGAGAAATCGATGATCCCCGCTCCACAGTACACGCTAAACGAGGCGATCGGCGTTTGCCTTGCCATGGGCCACCGCGCCCTGGCCGAGGTTCGCGCGCTGGCGCGCATGCCGGGGCCGTCCGGGGAAATCGGCCCGGAAGGCAAGCGCGGGCCACAAGGCGAGATCGGCGGCAAGGGCGAGCCCGGGGAACCGGGCATGCAAGGCGCCATGGGTCCGACTGGCCTCGGCGGCAAGGACGGCGAGCGCGGGCAGAAGGGCGAGCCCGGTCGCAATGCCGCCGATCTGACATTCCTGCAGGATTACGTCGTCGAGCAGGTTGGGCGCGCATTCAAGACCGCGGCGGTCACCACGTCCGACGGCGGCCGCACCTTGCGCTGGGTTCTGGGCGAGACGGTGCATGAGATCAAGACCGCCATCGTGCTCGATGCCGGCGTGTGGAAAGAGGGCGCGGCTTATGTCGCCGGCGACGGCGTCACCTTGGGCGGCTCATTCTTCATCGCCCAGGTCGCAACCACCGCCAAGCCCGGCAAGTCGGACGACTGGCGCCTCGCCGTCAAGCGCGGCAACGACGGCCGCGATCTGCGGGCGGACGAGAAACGCACACTCGAGCCGGTCAGGTTCAAGTAATGCACTCGATTCTTGAAATCCTCGAAGAGTCGTCCGACAGCGCCGGGCCTGACCTGATCAGTCTGGACGATCTCAAGTTTGCGCTCGGCATCGAGGGCACGACGGAAGACTCGGCGCTGCAGGCCGCGATCACCATGCAGTCACGCATCATTGCAGAATATTGCGACCGCCGTTTTGGGCTGGCCGAGGCGCTGGAGACGTTCACCTTTGATCGCAACGAAACCATGCTGCCGCGGCAGGCGCTGACGCTGTCGCTTTATCCGGTCATCGAGGTGTACGAAATCTCGACTGCAGGCGCGACCGCGTCCGACTATGAGTTCGATCCGGACAGCGGGCGGCTGTGGACCGGCGGTTGCTGGGCGGAAACAGTCGTGGCCGTGTTCTATCTGGGCGGCTATGACCTGCCGGAAGGTGCGCCGGCGCGGCTGCAGCAGGCGGTGATCCAGGCGGTGAACGAGGGCCGCACCACCGGTTCGCGCGATCCCGGCATCCGCGAAGTACAGCACGGCGATACCCGTGTCGCCTATTTCACGCCGTCGCTGTCGACGGCCTCGTCGGGCTACCTGTCGGCGCCCGTGGTCGATCTGATAAAACCGTATCGGCGCCTCTATGTCGCCTAGCTTCTGGACCGTGCCGCGCGAATGGGAAGGCGAGACCGTGTTCATCGTCGGCGGCGGGCCGTCGGTGCTCGGGGTCGCGCTCGAGGCGTTGCGCGGCCGGCGCGTGATCGCGATCAATTCCAGCGTCTACAAACTGCCATGGGCGGACTTCCTCTATTTCGGCGACTGGCGCTGGTGGAACGAGTCCGAGAACCGGGCGGCGGTGGCGAGCTTCCGTGGCCGCGTCGTCACCACCTCGCGCCTGTGCTCGGAGGACAAGAAGGTGCTGATGTGCCGCGCCGCCAAGCCGCCGGGGCTGGCGCTCGCGCACGACAGCCTGACGCAGAAATGGACCTCGCTGACGGCGGCCACCAACCTGGCGGCGCATCTCATCGGACCGGGCGGCACCATCGTCTGGCTCGGCGCCGATGGTCGGCTTGCCGCCGACGGCCGCAGCCATCATCACCAGCCGCATCGCTGGCCGCACCGGGCCGGCTGTTACGACAAGCAACACGCAGACCTGGTGACGATCGTGCCGTCGCTGCGGACGCTCAAAATCGCGGGGTTCAACGCCTCGCCGGGGACGGCCTGGACCGATCTGTTGCCGGTCATCAGCTTGCAGGACGTGCTGGGTGAGCGCAGCGACCTCGCCGCCTAAGCCGGTCCTGATCCGTGGCATGTGGGGCTTGGGAGATAACGTCTACTCCCGCCCGTTCGTGCGCGCGGCAGCGGCACAGTACGAGGTCCACCTCGAGACGCCGTGGCCCGAGCTCTACGCCGACCTCGATATCAAATTCATCCGCGGCGGACGAAAGCTGCGGACGCAGCAAAAGAACATAGCGCGGCAACCGGCCGATCGGTGGATGCGATCGATCCCGGCGCCAATGCGCGAGATCAAGGTCGGCTATTTCGATCTGGCATCGCGCTCGATCATCCGCTCGCTGGAAGCCCGGTGGGCGGCGCTGAAGGTCACCTTCGATCCGGCACTGTTCGATCTGCCGGATATGGGGGCCTCGCCGGTGGTCTCGGAGCGGCCGATCGCGGTGATCCGGCCGGTGACGGTGCGCAGCGAATGGCGCAACGAGGCGCGTAACCCGCGGCCGGAATATGTCAACGACTTGGCCCGCGAGTTGATGGCGACGCACACCGTGGTCGCGGTCGCCGATATCGCGCCCGGCCAGGAATGGGCGGTCGGGGAACTGCCGCCGGCGCATCGTTACTTTGTGTTCGGCGAACTGGCGGTGCGCGAGCTGCTCGCCCTGGTGCGTGACGCGGACATCGTCGTTGGCGGCGTCGGCTGGATCGTGCCGGCCGGGCTCGCGCTCAAGGTCAAGACCTTCGTCGTGCTGGGCGGCCACGGCGGCCACAACGCGCCCGAGAAGATCACCGATCCGCGGCTCGATCTCAGCCGCATCGGCTTCGCCAAACCGGAGAACTTTTGCCGATGCACGAATATGTTGCACAACTGCGACAAGAGCATCGCCGACCCCGTCGGGCAGTTCCATCGCTGGTCGCGCAGTTCGCGCGCCGCCGCCTGACCTGGTGGCCGGAACTCGGCATCGGCCATTATCCGGTCGAGGCTGGGTTTGTGCCCTACGATCAGGACTACTTCGACAGTTTCGATCGCAATGCGCAGACCGATCTCGGCCGCGCGCTGATGCAGGCGCGCTGCAACTTCGTCGAGCAGCATTACAGAGGAGCACTGGTCGATGTCGGTATCGGCTCGGGTGCGTTCATCGAAGCGCGGCGATCGCGCCATCGCACAACCTATGGCTACGACGTCAATCCCGCCGGTCTCGCCTGGCTCGAGCAGCGGATGTTGCTGGTCGATCCGCATCTGGTTTCGTTCGATGCGTGCTCGCTGTGGGATGTACTCGAACATATCCCGGATTTTCAGTCGCTCCTGGCCAATGTGAAGGACTGGATATTTGCGTCGTTGCCGATCTTCCGCGACGCCGAGCATGTGCTGGCCTCCAAGCACTTCAAGCCGGAGGAGCATTGTTGGTTTTTTTCTCGCGACGGGCTGGTGTTTGCAATGAACCTGTGCGGCTTCGCCCTGGTGTCGGAAAGCAGGATCGAGACCGAGCTCGGCCGCGAGGATATCGGGACGTTCGCGTTTCGTAGGGAATGGCGATGATCGACTTCAGCGTGATGCTCTATGATCCGGCCTTTGACGTGATCGGCGTGCCGGCGACGCTGACTGCTGCGGGAACCGAGATCGCGCTCACCGTGATCGACGACACCCGGCCGAAGTCCAACATCGACGGAACCATGGAAGTGCGCACCATCGGGCCAGGCGCCTTCGCCCGCGTCCCCGAACTCGCCGCAAAGGGAATCGTGCGCGACGATTACCAGGGCGTGACGTTGACATTCAATGGCCGCAACTGGGTCGTGCGCTCGCATGAAATGCGCGGCAGTCCGAACGGCGAGGATCTCGGCGAGGTGCGGTTCCTGCTGAAGGCGATCGAGTCGACCAATGGCTGACGTGCGCGAGGATATCCTGGCGCGACTGCTCGAGGTGGTCGCCGACATTCCCAACATCCGATGGGCGCAGCGCAACAGTGTCGATGTTCCCGAGAATCAATTGCCGGCGGTGATGGTGTTCGATGCTGATGAGGAAAGCAGCGGCGGCGGGCAAAACCGTCAATCCAACAGCTCGATCGTCGTGCAGATGACGCCTGAGATTGTCTTCATGCAGCAGGCCGATGAGGTCGGGTCCGATCTGACTGCACTGCGCCGTGAATCGATCAAGCGGGTGCTGTTCGATACCGGGCTCAACAATCTAATCGCCAAATCCAGCCCGCGCGGTGACGGGGCGATCCGCTATCTCGGATGTAACACCGACTTCGGCTACGGGCGTTCGCAGAGTGGATTCCTGCGGGTGCTGTTCATGTTCAAGTACACACTTTGGCCCGACGATCTCTAGGAAAGGAGAACACCGCTATGCCTACGTCACCGAATGTCCAGAATTATCACATCGGCAAAGGGATTGTTTCGTTCAAGGAAGCGGGTTCATCGACCTTCGTCGACCTCGGCAACGCGCCGTCGTTTGTGTACACGCCGAACGTCGAGAAGAAGGAACATTTCAGTTCGAGAGAGGGGATCAAAACGAAGGATTACACCGCCGTCACCTCGATCGGTGCAACCATCAAGGTCACGCTCGACGAAATCACCGCCGAAAATCTCGCAATGTTTGCACTCGGTACTCTGACCAGCGGCACCGATGGCACCGGCACCATTACGGGACTGACGAAGGCTGAATTTGTCGGCACAATGCAAGTCGTCGGCACCAATGACATCGGCCAGCATGTCAGTTGGACTGGCGATGTGT